TGATGTTGTTACCTCAATAGATGTATATGCTCCAGATGTACCAGCGGTACCTACCTTACTAACACCTGAGGTATATTCAGTACCTGACCCGTTAGGACCATCTGCATCATCAGATGAGAATTTTAACGGATGGTTATTACAAGTAGCATTCTCTAAGTTAAAGATATATGTCCTACCCTGTGTCATTTGGACGTTAGTCCTTAGGGTATGGTCAGTGCCATTAACACCAGTATCAGACAAGACATACTTTGTCTCGATTAATGCTTGTGTAGATACAGGGAAATCAACTGTGGCAGATGCATTAGAAGTACCACCAGTAATATTCTCTCCTTCTGTCCAATAGTTTGCTAAGTATACTCCGTTATCTGTAAGTAAAGTAACGTTAACACCATTGTTATGGTCAACGTCAGCAGTACCATATCTACCACGTTGCACTGTTAGGTCATTACCGTTAACAGCATCAATGGTTAGAATCTCGTTATCAATCAGGATTTTACCACCAGATATGAATCCAGTAGAATCAGCAACAGTTAGAGTTGCATCACTAGCAGCATAAGTACCACCTTCATCAATGGTCGTTACCGTTGCCGATGCTGACCAAGCATTGATTGAAAGACCACCAGGGATTGCTCTTGCAGTTGTACCTAACCTAGCACGTGTAACAGTAAGAGTATTGTTTGAAGTATTAATACCACTAGCATCAATCGTAACAACTTCTGTATCAGCAGATGCTTCTTGACCTAAGGTCAGATACATTCCGTCACCAAGACCAGTGTTACGAGATACCTTAAATGTTGTTGCTCCACTAGCAACATCAGTATACTCCATCGTTAATGCAGTACCTGTGCCACTGTCACCTCTTAATATACCCGTATATCCTGAAGTTGCACCCGTTACTGTCTCACCACCACTAAATGAACCAGCAAGACTATCTGCTGCCAACGCTAAACTACTTACGTCTTTAACAGCAACATAATAAGTAACATCCGAAGTTGCTTTGAATACATCAAGTATCTTTGCTGATGCGGAATTCGTTGTTGTAAATTCTGTCCCAGGTATAGCACCGCTAAATTGTAATCCTGGAAGCAGCGTCAGTTTATATGCGCTAACTGGATTACCCTTCTGGAATTTATATGCTGAGGTATTTAAACCATCCAAGTGTAAAACTTGGTCATAGTTTCTCAATGCAGCTCTATAAGTAGCACTACCGCTTCCCTGATTGCACACATTCAATACTGTGCTACCAGTTTTAGTTGTCGGACACCTATAAAGCACCGTATTTGTTGTTGCGCCTGGTTTTGCCGAGGCTAGTTTTCCTGCTGTCATTGTTTATTTACCAACCTGATTGGAAAAAGGATTGTAGTCTTAGTTGCCCACCAAGTACAGGGGCTGCGATTGCACCACCGAAACTAATTGATACATCACTAATATTATTAGTAGATAGTAGCGTAGCATCAGCATCAGGGAACTGGATATTCCTAGCACCCGTGATATTTGCCATCTCGAACGTAATGATACCATTAACGTCGTTAGGGTTATTTATCTTAGCATACTCTAGCGTTTTATTGTAGAGTGTCTGTGTTTTTCTCTCTGAAACTAGAATATTTGTTGCATTATTATTATTCAGAGGTGCAGCAGGATCATTATCAGGGAAACCAAAGACATAAGTCTGATTATCCTCTATATTAGATAGGTCGAAAGATATCTTCCTACCTGCTCCTTCTGCTGGATCAGTATCGCAGAATACTGCTCCTTTGTAAACCTTGTTTGTAATAGTCTGAGATGAATCCTCACCTACTACCGTAATATTTAGGTCTGGCCATACAACACTTCTATCCTGCGTAATTTGACTTTGATCAAATATAATGTAGTTAGTAGGTGTATTAGGGTCATTACTTGGTGTATTCGAGAATGTAGGGTTGACCACATTCTTATTGAATAGATTCTGCTCAGTAATATCGTCAATCAGTGTTGATTGAGTCTGTGCAGCACCAAAGTCAGGTAGTTTATAGGTATGGTCGCCTGGTGATTCCCATGCGTCACACTCAAACTTTGCTATCTTTGAAGTATCCGTAGAACCTGTAATCTGAAGCTCTGCGTCCTTAATAAGAATTGTTTTATTAGTTATAGTCTGGAAGGTGTCATTTGCTACCAATGTTGTGCTAGTGGCGGTGCCAACATTAGGTAAGTCAAAACGACGTGTACCTGACTGTGTACTAATAGTATCTACATTAAAGTGTGCTCTCTTACCAGTATTCTGGTCACCTTCAAGATAGAATTGTACGTCTGTCTGAATTATAGGTCCAGCAACTGTAAAGAAACCACTACCCTGTGGTTGTATCTCAAGACTAGATGTGGCAGATGCCGTATCTATTGCTTTGATTAACAGAGTAGATGACCCATCGGTATTCGCTCTTCTACTATTATAGAGAGCAGCACTACCAAATGTGAGTCCTATTTCATCGACAGCACTCTGATACATGCCCGAATCTCGGTCAAGGTCGAAAGCTAGTCCTGGTGCAGTCTGACTACCTGCACTCACACCACGGAAAAGTTGATTAACCTTTGACTTCCTGTTAGGTATAAGAGGGTCAGATATTACAATAGGAAGAATAGCTTCACCAGTTACCAGTGCATCCGCTATCGTTTCTAACTGGGATATTCTTTTAGTTGCCACTATTTACAGTACAATTCTTACAGTTTTATTTATACGGGTACAAAAAAAGAGAGGGCATAAATGCCCTCGTTTCTTCAATGTTGGGGATGGAAAAGTTAGAAACACTTACTCTAGCAACCTTTTACACATTTTCTTTGCTTGTCTATCTCCTGAGTTCTCGATAATGCAACTGTAGTAATCGCTTACTTTGGTCACATCCTCAGGGTTTGCTTTCTCTAAGTGCTTCCACTCTGCAAGTTGATTGAACGAAACGAGATTGTGCATTTATGTCCTCCAAGATTTGTTTACCATACTAAAAGAGTTTGGGTTTCAGGTCATCTTGTTCTCTCCTTTTTTCTACTATTATTTATAAGATTTGTTAGTGTACCGTAACAAGAATTTATGCCTAGTAGTATCGGATTCCATCCTTGTATACTTCAACAGCAACGGCACCAAGAAGGTTGTCTAAAGATTCGGCCATTCTGTGAAATCCTCTACCGACGTAAATTTGTCCAGCGAAAACTGATACAGTAGCAGCACCCCAGAACCAGTAGTACCACCGACTCTTAACTTGTGCTCTGACCTTCGCTGCCCTTTCCTTCTTCAACATCTTTTTCTTCTTCATTTTGATGTCTCACTATTCTATCATATTCTGCTGCGTTGTCAAGGATAGACTTTTTCATGTCTTCCAGACTCCATTGATCTGCTATCTCTTCTTCGGGTCTTGGGTTTGAATCTGTCATAGTTTCAACTCTAATTGAATACCATGTGCCTCCCAAAAGTAATCCTCTGGATCCTCATCCTTAATATGGGAGTATCCATAATAAGAACCATCGTCTCTTTGATATAAAAAATGATGGTCGTGGGGATTGAGTAACCACATCTTTGCTAATTTGTCAGTAGGTTTGTAACCTATTTCCTCCTTAGTAAACTTCTTCATGAAAAACTAAGAGTAACTCTTGGTCCATGGACTATAGGGTCGTGATACTCCCCTTCAGGTATGAATACAGCGTCACCTGGAGATAATTTAACTACAGCATCGTCAAATTTATAAGTGACCTTACCCATTGCCTGTACTATCAACACATCCATAGTGTCGTTGTGTCTACCAAATGTAGAAGTCCTCTTGGACATACTAACATATGTATGAAACTCATTCATATTCCAGTCCTTCTGCACCTTTTGACACACTGGTATAAAAGATGTAGGGACATATGCACTCTCACATACTATGGTGGGGATTTCTCCCCTAACAACCATTAGTTTATCCTTAGTATGTAATGTATATGCATCGTCATTATGTCTGATACAAATAAACTTATCCTCTTGTACATCTGAATCAATCTTTAACATGGTGTCTACCCATGTTATCTTATTAACTTCAGGTGCATATTGAGGAATAACTCTCATTAGTCAAGAGAACCTAGGTCGTTTATTTGTGATGTAGGATGGACAGCTTTCCAATCCCTATCAAATATATCAAGTCCTTTGTCAGTAAGCACGTGCTTATACATGTCATCAAATACCTTCACAGGTATAGTGCATATACTAGCACCATTATACCAACATCTTACTGCTCGATTTACTTCACGGATAGATGCTGCTAACACTTGTGTCTCAAAGTGTCCTTGTGCTCTATACACATCTACGATTGATCTGACAACCTCCAGCCCAGCAATGCTATTGTCATCCAACCGCCCAACAAAAGGACTGACGTAAGTAGCACCTGCCTTTGCAGATAGGATAGCTTGAGCAGCATTAAAGATAAGCGTAACATTTACTCTGATTCCCTCCTTGGATAATATTCTACACGCTGCTAGTCCACCACGTGTGCAAGGTACCTTAATTGTAGCAACTTCACCAAACTTCTGTGCAAGTCGTTTACCTTCTGCAACCATTTCTTCACCGTTGCCTACAACCTCCATAGAGATGTCCTTGACACCCATACGAGCTAGGTCTGCGTAGACATCCTCTGGATCTCTACCACTCTTAAGTATAAGACTGGGGTTAGTGGTAACACCATCAACTAGACCAGTCTTAAAACATCTACTGATTGCATCAGTATCAGCACTATCAATAAAAATTTTCATTGTACAGTTCTCTCCCAAATACCTCGTGCGTGGTTGTTATGTTCAATTAACTTGGTTGCCCAAGTCATATCTTCTAGTGTCACCTCTCGTTTGAGTCTGACTTTACATGCAATGATTTGAAGTCTCAGTCTATAGTCTTTACTTAGCACTGAATTCGACTCCCTCACAATCTTGTTTTGAACAATAGTAGCGGCCCTCTCCAGTATCTTGAGTGAGGTAACTACACTCTGCTGCCCATTCATCCATTGCCTCCTTTACGAGTTTCTTGAGCTCATTCCTGTCTAGTATGATGTCACTCATGACTTAAAATACTTCTTGATAACCTCAATCTGATCCTCATACTTAGCAATCATATTCAATTCATCTTCGATTGCTTCAAGGATATTTGAATGCTCACCAATACCAACTGGACTGGTAAGATATACTTCAACGTTTGCCTTATGCTTGGCAATGTCTCCTTGTGCATGTGCTAGGAGTGCTTTAATTATTTGATCCCTCATTTTTCATATCCTCATGTAAATTTTTGGTTGCTTGACGCTGAATGAATGCACGGAGCTCAGGAGTCTCCTCCCAACTCCACTCTTGATTGTGTTGAGGATTCTTTTTCTCAATCACATAAGTTTTCTTCACGTTTTCACTGCTCCTTAGTTTCATTGATGTATTCCCATGTATCACAGTCTACTTGCTCTTCGTCAATATAGCAAGTTACCTTTGGTTCCTCCCAAGGTCTAGGTTCGGATAGATCAAACCATCGTTTGATCCAACTTGCAACACTTACCATCACGTTAAGTGAATTTAACCTCATCATAGCGTCTTCATCCAAAAATTGCAAGAGAATGTTTTCCTAATGTCATCACTCCTGTTAGGAGTAACACCATGTAGCATATGTGCTGGAAAAAATAATATATCACCACGCTCTGCTGATATCATCTGTCTGTCTGGTTGATTGAAGACTCGTGATAGGTTTACATTTCTATTGACGAAATAGAAATTATAATCCTCTTGCAGAAAGAATACACACGCTAGGTCTGCATCCTTGTGGTCGTGACACTCTTGAAATCCTCCTTTCTTATATAGATTCAACCAAGGATCACATATACTAAATTCGTATATTCCTGACATGTCTTTCCTTAGTAGGTCCATACTAGGTGTCAGGTATTTAAAATACTCCTCCCACCCCAACCTAATCAGGTCAACTTCACAGTCCTTACCCCAAGGGAACTGACTATTATCTACATTATGCTCTCTGTTGAGACGATCTATAAAATCATCTGCATTAGGAGCTTTGTACTGATAATAATAATGGTCAGGAAATAATACCTGCATCAGAACCCTGGTCCAGTCATGTCAGCAAGTGCTTCATCCACAAACTGACGTGTGCCTACAGGGTCAGGAACAAACTCCTCTGGTGCAGGTATCTTGACCTCACCTTCTGGTAGTTGCGTAGCTACAGGTGACACTAATAATACTTTACCATTATCAAGTGTTACTTTGAGGGTATGTCCCTTTCCTGCCAAAGTAAAAGCGAAGTCCACATTCCCTGCAAACTCCGCTTGTGATAGTGCGATTATATTCATCGGTGTGGTAAATAGGTAATCATTTCTTCTGGGATGAACTCTCGGAAATGAGAGACAGTCTCGGTGAATCCCTCTGCACCCTCATCATCAAATTTCCACTGGACGGTTTCATCTCGTCCTTCATCATCCATAATCTTGACCTCACGTTTCGGGATATTAACCCAGACATGCTCAAGATAGGTATCGTCGCTCATAGGTGCAGGGGGTCTCACAACTCCTCTATTATACACTAGTTCAGCAGCAATGGCAAGCCATAGACCTGATGAGGTCCGAAACCGCATCCTGTTGCCATGTATCCTGACGCTACAGAATATGATGAGAGTCCAGTCACTACCTGGTTTACGATACTTCCTTGTGGTACAAACTCACCAATGACACCACTAGGTGCTGCGATGAATTCTGCGTGTGCTCCACTGGTGCTACCAGCAATTATGTCAATCTGTGAAGCAGGGACAGTGGTGCCGATTGCTATCCTGACATGTGCAGGTGGTGCAACAGCAGGGAATGGCATGTCACATGTGATATCTATTATACTACCCTTGACAATGGTAAATTGTCCAGTCAATGCTGCAAATGGGTTAAAGAGACCAATAAACTCAAACCTACCAGCATTTAAGAATGATGTTATCCAGTTGGCCTGATTGACTATCTCACCGTCAGCGATGTTTTCAATAGTATTACCTTCTATCTTGACGTTTTGAGAGTTAATCATCAACGACTCAATAGCAGCGATACTAACCTTAGCACCCTGTATCTTAACCTCACCAGTATATGCTATGTCATGGTCACCTTCCTTACGTGCCGCTGACTTCTGCTCTTTAGTATCTTGTAACTTTGCACCCAACTGTGGACCTGTAGGTGTTCTACCCATGTGGTCAGCACCAGGTGCGAATGGAATATCTTCTACTGGATAGAAACCACCAATGTTATTCAACCTGAGTAACTCAGTCCTATCTTTATCTCTTTGATGACGATACATGTCAGCAGACCCACCTGAGTCACTGCTACCACCACCTCCACCACCTGAATCAGACGATGGTCCACCACCTAATGATGATGCGTCAGCAACTACAGTATATCCACCACCACCTGAACCAGTAACATTAGTGTCCTGTGCCTGCACAGACCCACCTTGAGTATTCAAGTCTGGTGCTTTTGA